ATCACGCGCATCGCTCCGCGATATTCATAACCGCAGATAATACTGCGACGAAACACTATAACCAAACCGCATGGGACGCCCACGGAAACCGACGCCGATTCTGATAGCGAACGGCTCCGCAAAGCACGACCCGCAGCGCGTTCGCGCCCGCGCCAATGAGCCGAAGATCACCGGGGCCATCGGCGCGCCGCCCGACTACCTCGAAGCCCACGCCCGCGAGAAGTGGCTTGAAATCACCGCAGACGCCGATTACAGCCCCGTTCTCAATTCCGGGCACCGTGAGGCCCTTGAGCACTACTGCACGCTCTACGGGCGCTTTCGCGAGGACGTAGCCGGTACGCGGGTGATGACGGCATCGGAGCGGCAGACGTTCCACTCATTGGCGATGCAACTGGGCCGGACCCCGGCAGCGCAATCGAAGGTGGCCGCGCCGCCGAAACCGAAACCTCGCACAGTATGGGACGAACTGGCAACGGGCTAACCTACGCCGACCGCGCCAACGCCTACGCCGCCAAAGTTGTATCTGGCGAAATCCTCGCCTGCAAATGGGTTAAAGCCGCCTGCCAGCGCCATCTCGACGACATGGCGGCGGGCGAGTTCACGTTTGACGCCGCCGCCGCTAATCGGGTGTGCCTCTTCGCCGAGGCGATGCCGCACACGAAAGGCGAATGGGCGCGGCGCGGCGAGAAAATCAAGCTGGAGGACTGGCAGACATTCGTTCTCTGCTGCCTGTTCGGCTGGAAACGCGCCGATGGTCGCCGCCGGTTCCGAACGCTCTACCTAGAAGTCGCCCGCAAGAACGCCAAGTCTACCCTGCTCGCCGTAATCGCTCTCTACCTCCTCGCGTGCGACGGCGAAAGCGGGGCCGAGGTCTACAGCGCGGCAACGACTCGTGACCAGGCGAAAATCGTTTTCCACGCCGCTAAGTCGATGGCTCAAAAGGAGCCAGAGTTCCGCGAGCGGTTTGGCATCACATGTTGGAAGGATTCCGTCACCGTTGAGTCTTCCGACAGCTATCTCAAAGCGCTTTCCGCCGAGGCGAACACCTTGGACGGCCTTAGTCCGCATGGGGCCATCGTGGACGAGCTACACGCGCACCGGACCCGCGAGGTCTGGGACGTGCTCGAAACAGGTACCGGCGCGCGGTCCCAGCCGCTGCTTGCAGCAATTACGACCGCTGGTAGCAACCGCGCCGGTATCTGCTACGAGATTCGTGGATACCTCACCCGCATCCTGAACGCTACGCTTCACCAGCACGGCGGGCTGGGTTACAAGATTGACGGCGACAGCGCGGTCGATGACACGTTTTTCGGACTGATCTACACGCTCGACGACGGCGACGACTGGCAGGACGAGTCGGTATGGCTCAAGTCGAACCCGAACCTTGGCGTATCGGTCTACCTCGACGACCTTCGGCGGCAGGCCCGCAAGGCCTCGCACGTCGCCAGCGCGCAGCCGAACTACCTCACCAAGCGCCACAACATCTGGGTCAACGCCGACGCGGCCTGGATGGACATGCTGGCCTGGGATCGTGCGGGCCGCGACATTGAGCTTGAGGATTATCGGGGCTGGGACTGCGTTTTCGGCCTCGACCTCGCCAGCAAGACGGACATCGCCAGCCTCGCCATTCTGTTCCACCGCGACGGCGAGTATCGGCTTTTCACGCGGCATTGGTTGCCCGAAGACGCCATTAGCGAATCCGACAACGCCGCCTACTCAGGCTGGGCCGAAAACGATCACCTGACGGCCACTGACGGAAACGTGCTCGACCATGAGCGCGTCCGCTTCGAGATCGCGGAATTGGCGAAGGAATACAACCCCGCCGCAATCGGATACGACCCTGGCTTCGACCGGGTGATTCCGCAGCAGCTTCTGAACGACGGGTTCCCGATGGTCGAGGTTCGCAGCACCACCGCGAACTTCTCGGAGCCTATGAAGCACGCCGAGGCCATCGTGCTCGGTGGCAAGTTCCAGCACGACCGCAACCCGGTCATGACGTGGATGATTTCCAACGTCGTCGCCCATCGCAATCGCGGCGACATGATTTATCCGACGAAAGAACGCGCCGACGCCAAGATTGACGGCGCTATCGCATGGTTTTTAGGGCTCGCGGTGCGAGACGCGCAGCCCAAAAGTATTTGGGAGACACGGGGCGCGCCTGAATGAACACCTTCGGAAAAATGCTAGTCAAGCTCGGCGCTACTCCTCCTCCCGACGACGGTTTCTGGTACGCGCCCGTGAGCGGTCCAATGGGGTCGTATATCGCGCAGTTCGCCAGCGGTGACACCGCGCTTCGCATCAATGCGGTGGCTGCTTGCGTCTCTTTGCGGTCTGAAACGATCGGTTCGCTGCCGTGCAACATTTACCGCCGCGACGGCGACAACCGCAGCATCGACCGCGACCACCCGCTGCATCGCCTGTTGCACGATTCGCCCAACGATTACATGTCTGCTTTTGAATTCTGGCAGACGGTCGAGCAAGATCTGTGCATCGACGGCAACTTCTACGCGCGCATCGAAACCAACGGGCGCAACGAGGTCAGCGCGCTCCATCCGCTGACGCCGGAACTGATGGACGTTTCGCGCGACCGCCAAACCGGGATCATTGTCTACACCTATCGCAACAACGGCACGACCGAGACGTATGTTTCGTCCGACCTGCTGCATATCCCCGGGCGCGGCTACAACGGCGTGGACCGGCTGAAGGGCATGAGCCCGATTGAGTGTATGCGGAACTCTATCGAGGGTCAGGCGGCGGCGGAAGCCTACGGCGTGAACTTCTTCACCAAGGGCGGCATCCCGCCCGCCTACATCTCGCACCCGCAGAAGCTGACGACCTCGACCAAAGAGGGAATCCTTAACTACATGCTTGAGCGGTTCGGCGGCGTCCGCAATGCGGGCCGTCTCGGGATTCTCGAAGAGGGTATGGAAATCAAGACTGTGCCGATCAAGCACAGCGATATGCAGTTTCTGGAGCTGCGCAAGTTCGGCGTGGCCGAAATCGCGCGCGGCTATCGTGTTCCACCGCACAAAATCGGCGACCTCGACCGCAGCACGAACAACAACATCGAGCACCAGGGCATCGAGTGGGTAACCGACACGGTGCGCCCAGAATGCACGCGCATCGAAAAGCGGCTGAACATGCAGCTACTCGGCCCGCGCGAGTCGGCCCGCTGGTACATCGAATTCAACCTCGACGCGCTTATGCGTGGCGATTCTGCGGCGCGGGCGTCGTTTTACTCGTCGATGCGGAATATCGGGGCGATGAACGCAAACGAGATCCGCCGCAAAGAGGGCCTGAACAGCTACGACGGCGGCGACATTTTCATGGTTCAAGGCGCGATGGTGCCTGTGGATATGGCGGGCCAACAGCAGCAGCAGCAAATGGCGCAATCTGGCCAGCCGATGAACCTTACCGTTCACGTTCCTAAGCCGAACAAAACCAAGCGAATCATCCGCGACGAAAACGGCGCGATGGTTGGTATCGAGGAGTCAGACTAAATGGCAATCGTATTTCCTGACGCTGGCGAGAATATCGTTCTCGAAGCCCTCGTCAACAAGACCGCGCCGCAGAATCTTGTTTTGCGTCTCTACACGTCCAACACGACGCCCGGCGAATCTGACACGGCTGGCACCTACACGGAGGCCAGCGGCAACGGGTACAGCGCAATCACGCTAACGGGCGCATCGTGGGGTTCAGCCAGCGGTGGCTCGATCAGCTACGCACAGCAGACCTTCACGTTTTCGGGCGCGCTGGGCAACGTGTACGGCTACTATCTCACGCAGGCCAGTAGCGGCACGCTGGTTGCCGCCGAGCGATTTACTGACGGCCCGTACAACATCGCCAACAACGGCGACCAGATCAAAATCACGCCGACGATAACCGCGAGCTAACATGGCGATCACCACGACAGACGGGCTGCTCGCTGGCCTTCAGCCGCCGATTGATTTTTTGAAAGTCGGCGCGACGATGGAGGCGGCGGGCATCTTTTACACGCCGTTTTACGTCTCCGGCAGTCCTGGTGCGGCGGCGGCTAACGCGCAGGCGCTTTCCGGTGCGGCGCTGACCAGCTACGCGGGGCAGTTGCCGTTCACTAATCCAGTGAGCGGCAATACCTATCTCGCTCGGTTAACAGCCTCGGCGACGACGGCGGGGAAGTTGGTGCTGATTGATCGTCTCTGGCACAACGACACCATCGCTGAGACGACCACCACCGGGCAGACGATCACATCTGCCACATTTCCCGCGCGCGACCGAAACGGCTCGACGAACGGAGTCGGTGTGCTAGTCGCTATCGAGGTTTCGACGGCTACAACGAATGCTGGCGCAGTCACAAACACGACCCTTACGTACACCAATGATGCGGGTACCGGGTCGCGCACGGCCACTATCTCGTCGTTTCCGGCTACGGCTGTCGCGGGTACCTTTGTGCCGTTCCAATTGCAGGCCGGTGATACTGGTATCCGTTCGATCCAGACACTGACCCTTGGCACCTCTTACGGCGGCGGCACTATCCATCTGGTCGCGTATCGCGTGATCGCCGAACTGCCGCTCACCACGGCCAACGTCGGCGCGCAGATCGACGCCTTCACGGGCGGATTCCCACGGCTGTACGACAACACCGTGCCTCAGCTGCTTTTCATGCCGACCGGGACGACGGCCACCAATATCACCGGATCAATCGTTTACGCCCAAGGCTAACTCGTGGCTCGCAATGTAGAGCTTTACCCAGCGCTTCCGATCAGCAGCACCTCGATCCAGCGCAACCATGAGTTCGGCAATGCCGACACAGCAAAAAGCAATCTTTCGCGCAATGAGCTGTTCGGCATCACGCAATACTGGATCGCCAGCGGTGGTGTAGCGCTCGCCGGAGCGGCGACCACCTCGAAATCGACGGTTTTCACGGCGTCGGTTTCCGGCGGCGTGGTCGTGGCCGGGGCAGCGGCTACCGAGTATGTCAGCGGCTCGACGACATACACCTATTCGCCCAGTGGCGGCGTAACGCTGGCCGGGGCGGCGGCTCTTGCAAGAACATACGCGGTAACGGTTTCTGGCGGAACGTCGCTGGCCGGAACTGCGGTCATCGCCCGCACGCTGATCGCCACAGTGTCCGGTGGCGTAACGCTCGGCGGCGCGGCGGCAACATCAGAGATCGCGGTCTACACCGCGACCGTATCGGGCGGCGCGACGCTCGGCGGCTCGGCGGTACTGGCGAGGACGTACTCTCCAGCGGCGTCTGGCGGCACGGTTTTAGCTGGCGCTGCGGACACATCGTATCTATCGGCTGGCGCGACTGAGTACCCGTACGCAGCAACTGGCGGCGTAACGGTTGGCGGCGCAGCGGCGACACAGTACGTCGAGGCCACACCGCAGCAGGAGCAGGAGCAAGCTGGCAGCGGCGGATCGTGGTGGATTCGGCGGGTAGAGCAAGCGCCGATCTGGCGCACGACATACTGGTCGATTTTCCGCTACGAGGGCAGCGGTGGACCCACCCTTGGCGGCACCTCTCCGGTTTCCGTCGTCAAGGCTCCAGCGGCGACGGGAGCGCGTTTATCGCTCGTGGCTGATGCGCGAGTGAGTAAGTCGGTATCGAGGCGCGGCTCTGTGGCAATCCTGTTGAAAAAAGCACAGGGGGCGCAAGCGCGATACGAGCGGGCGCGGTGGCTGGTTGAGGAAGAAGAGTTTTTGAAACTGATCGCATAGGCGGGGACAATGAGCACTGAACTACTCGAATCAATCCAAGCGGCACCTGGCTACCTCGTCGCCTCGCTGTCTGAGGACGAAGCGAAAGAGCCGCGTCGCCGCGACGTGCTGTTCTACTCCGGCGCGAAGGTCGAGCGCTACGACTGGTGGACGGACGAATCCTACGACCTGTCGTTCTCCATGGATGGCGCGGACCTGTCGGAGTTGATCGCCCGTGGTCGCGTCCTCAATGGCCACTCGAAATACAGCGCTCTCGACGTGATTGGCGCTGTGGAAAACCCCCGTCGCGAAGCCGGTGGCTACGTGGCAACGCTTCGGTTTTCCGAGGCTGAGGACGTGGACCCGATCTGGCAGCGCATCGAGGACGGCACGCTTCGCGACGTTTCGATGGGCGTCAAGATCAACAAAATCGAACTCGCCGAAGAGGACAAGAAGGCCAAGCGTAAGCACTACATGGCGACCTCGTGGCAACCGTTCGAAATCAGCGTGGTCCCGATTGGCGCTGACCCTGGCGCGAAGTTTTTGAGTATGGACCCACGGCTGGAACGCCTGCGGTCCCGTGAATTTTCTGCCCGTCACGGCGCAGATGACAGCGAACAAAAGGCGCGTTTGGCGCTGGCTATCAAGGCCCGCCGCTACCGCGTCCTCGGTCGCTGAACCTTACCAACAACTGCCGTGAAAGGCAGAAGGAGAAAACCATGAAGAAAAAGCTTCTTCAGGATCGCATCGCCGCGCTTTCCGGCGAATATGAAGCGCTGCTGAAGGCCACGGAAGCCGCTACCGACGCGGTTGCCCATCTGGCCTCCGTGGACGCGAAGGAAGCGGAATTGACGCAGGCACGGCAGGAACTGTCTGCCGTTGAGGCGCTGGAAGCGAAGGCGAAGGCCAACGTGACCCGCGAGCCCGCTCGCGTCACCAGCGACAACGAGGCCAAGCGCCCGTTCGGCAACTTCGGTGAATTCCTCGCCGCCGTTGCCTACGCGCAGTCGCCTGCCGGTGCCTTCCACGGCCTCGGCGGTCAGGTAGATAAGCGCCTGTTTGAGCAGAACCTCGCGGCCTCCGGCATGAATACGACGGTTCCCGCTGACGGCGGCTACCTCGTGGGCACGCAGTTCTCGACGGCGCTGCTGGGCCGCGTCCGTGAGACGGCGAAGATCCTGCCGCTGTGCTTCGAGATCCCGATTGCGGAAGGCAACGACAGCGTTGAGATTCCGTATATCGACGAGACAAGCCGCGCGACGGGCTCCCGCTGGGGTGGCGTTCGCGTGTACCGCACCGCCGAAACGGACGCGCCGACCTCGACCAAGCCGAAGCTGGGCCGTCACGAGCTGAAGCTGGAAACGCTCAAAGGCCTCGCCTACGTTTCCGAGCGGCAGCTGCGGAACGCCACGGCGACCTCCGCGATCCTCGAAAACGCCTTTGCGTCGGAGATGGCTTTCACCATCGACAACGAAATCTGGCGCGGCACGGGCGTCGGTCAGTGCCTCGGGTTCGCTACGCAGAACTACGAGGGCTCGGCCCTGCTGGTCGAAGTGGCGAAGAAGGCCGCGCAGACCGCCGATACGTTCGTTATCGAGAACGCGACGGCCATGCTTTCGCGCCTCTACGCGCAACCCGGCGACAACATCGCGTGGCTCGTCAACCGCGACACCATCGGACAGTTGCCGCTGATGACGGTCGGCCAACAGCCGGTGTTCTTGCCGAACAACAACGCCGCCGGTTCGCCGTACTACGGCACGCTGTTTGGCTACCCGATTATCATCGTGGAGCAGGCGGAAACGCTGGGAGACGCGGGTGACGTGGTTCTGGCGAACCTGTCCAAGTATGTCGTCGCCACGCAGGGCGGGATGAAGTCGGCCTCGTCGATGCACGTCCGGTTCATCTACGACGAGATGACCTTCAAGTGGGGCTACGACATCAACGGCCACTCGGTCGTGAAGAAGCCCGTCACTCCGTTCAAAGGCTCCAACAGCCAGTCGCCGTTTGTGACCACGGCTGTGCGCGCCTAATTCACCGGGAGGGCGGCTAATCACCGCCCTCGCAACCCAAAACGAAAGGAAAACTTATGCAGCGTTACGAACTTCTCCAGAACCTGCACTTCGTCAAGGGCATCGACCCGGTGGCGGATGCGTTTTCGGGCACTGTTGCCTCTGACGTGGTGGACGTTTCCAACCACGGCGGGGCGCTGTTCCTCGTCTACAAGGGCGTCGGCACGACCGGCACCTCGACCATCACGGTCGAAGCGTGCGACGACGTTACGCCGTCCAATACGACGGCGGTGCCGTTTTATTACAAGGCCATCACGTCGAACGACGTGCAGGGTGCAATGACCGCCGCCGCCGCCGCTGGCTTTGCGACGACCGCTGGCTCCTCGCAAATCTACGCCGTCGCCGTGGACTCGCAGGAATTGGCGAGCGCGGGCTACAAGTACGTTCGCCTGAAGGCCGTCGAAGTCGTTGACTCGCCGGTTCTCGGCGGCATCGCCATTGCGCTGTATCAGCCGCGCTTCGGTGGCTCTGCGACCAACTCGGCCATCGACTAACCACCTCCCTCCGACCGTTCACTCTTCCTCCTTGGCGGGGAGGCAACCACCTCCCCGCACTTTTCTCCACCATGAACACCTACTCCTACTCCCTCGTGACCGGCCCGACCGGATTCGCCATCACCGATGCGGAGATGGAGGCGCACGCCCGCGCGAATGGGCAACCGGCGATCCAATATCAGCCGTATGTCTACGCGGCGCAGGCGTACACGGAAAAGATCACCAACCGGAAGCTAATCACGCAGACGTGGAAAGCCTTCCGCGACGACTGGCCATGTGGCGACCGGATGGAGATGCCGTTCGGGCAGTTGCAGTCAGTAACACACGTCAAATACACCGACACAGCGGGCGTACAGACGACGTTTTCGACAGACGCATGGGAAATCTCTACCTCGCGTGATCCCGGCGTCCTGGCGCTATCCTACGGCTATTCCTGGCCATCTACGACGCTGCGCGTCCTCGACCCCATCGAAATTCAATTCGTGTGCGGGTGGACCACGGCAGCGGACGTACCCTACGACCTTCGCGCGGCCATCCTGCTCATGGCTGGGCACCTTTACGCGCACCGCGAAAGCGTGATCGTTGGCGATTCGGCTGCGGTCGAGTCGAAGATGCTTGAGCAGGGTTTCGATGCGCTCGTCGCCAACTGGAGAATCTGGTAATGCGCGCGGGCGATCTGCGCCACTGGCTGCTCATCGAGTCCAAGACCGTCGCGGTCGATTCCAATGGCGACCGGACGGAAACATGGGCAACTTTCGCCGAATGCTGGGGCAACATTCGCAGCGGCAGCGGGCGCGAGTTCTTCGGCGCAAAGCAGACGATCACTGACCTCTCGCATGACGTGATTATCCGGTACGTCGCGGGCATCACGACAGACATGCGCGTGAAGTACGTTGACCCCAAGAATTCAGACGTCGCGCGCTACTTCAACATCCGCGCCGTCAACAATCCAGACGAACTGGACGAGATGCTGCGCTTGCAGTGCTCTGAGGTGGTGATCTAGTGGCGACGCGACAGCGGCAGATCAAAATCGAAGGACTCGACGAACTCACGCAGCAGATGGAAAAGCTGAAGCGTATCCCGCAGGGCCGCGACGTGCAATCTGCCCTCCTCGACGCCGCGCAGATCGTCAGCCAGCAGGCCCGCGCAAACGCGCCAGTCGCGCCCTATCCGACGTATTACCGGGGCAAGTACATCAACCCTGGCGGGCTGCGCGCGTCGCTCACGGCGGCTGCTGGGCGCGCTTACAAGAACTTCCTGCAAGCCTTTGCGTACACGCTAAAGGTTCGCGCACCGCACGCGCATCTGGTCGAGTTCGGCACCAAGGCGCACGCGATCAAGCCGACCAACAAGAAAATGCTCGCGTTCGGCAATCGGTTCAAGCGGTTTGCGAAGCAAGCGCAGCATCCTGGGTCGCGCCCGATCCCGTTTTTCTCGAAGGCAGTCGCGCAGACACGCAACCGTATCAAGCGCCTGCTGGAAAGCAAGGTCAAGGCCGCGCTTGACGCACTCGGGAGGGCCGCGTGAGGCTTTATCAAGCGCTGTACAAGTACCTCCAGACCGTCTCTGGCGTGACATCGCTCGTCGGCACGCGGGTCTATGACATGCACGCCGATCAGGGCCGCGTGACGGACTATCCGGCGATTGTGATCGAGGTCATCGACTCGCAGCCGTTTCACTCTATCGGCCCAGCCGCGCCGACCGCGACGCGCCGCCCCGTTGCGCTGTACTGCATGGCGCAGGGCAACAACAAGGCCGCTGAAGACCTCGCGGACGCCGTATACGCGGCAATCATCGCGCAAGAGGCGGCGATCACCACCGCAGCGGGTTCTCTTACGGTCAAGAGCACGCATTTGAACGGACGCCGCAACGAGTTCGAGGACGCGCTCGAAACATCGCAAAAGCTGTACGCGGTGATTCTCGATTTCGACATCATCCACGACCTTTAGGGCGCGGATGCGGGCCGCGTGGCGGCTATCAACTAGAACTGCCACAGGCAGGAGGAGACAACCATGGCTATTCTTGTGGGCAACGCCGGATCGTTCAAGATCGGCTCAAATACCGTCGCGGAGATCGACAACTGGACCCTCGACGTTTCCACCAATCTCGAAGAAACTCAGGCTTTCGGCGACACCTGGAAGGAGCGCACGGCGACGATCCGCGAGTGGAGTGGCAGCGCCTCCGGTCGCCTCGACGACACGGACACCAACGGACACGTTGCCCTCGGCACCGCGTTCCTCGGCGGAACGACCGTATCGGCGCGGTTTTACGTCGATGGAACCAACTACTACAGCGGCACGGCGTTCGTTAACGCCAGCATCGCCGCCGCCGAAAACGGCCTCGTGACGGTCAACTACACCATCACCGGCTCCGGCGCGCTCTCGCTCACCTAAGGGGGAATCATGGCCGTACTTGCAGGGCGTACAGCAGACATTTACATCGCCACCGGCACCGGCACGGCCATGACCGGCGAAGCGGTCACGTCGCTCGGAAGCGGAGTCTACCAGATCACGGACTCCGCTAAACGGGCGATCAATCCCACCGCCGCGCTGACCGTTTTGGACGGCGTGGCGACGGTTCCGGCGCAGAACTACCAGGTGACCTGGGGCACCGGAAAAATCACGTTTACCAACGGCTACACGCCTGCCGGAACGGTGACGGTGACGGGTGAATACCTGTCGTTGTCGCAGGCCGCGCAGGGCTACGAGTGGACGCTGGACGTGCAGACGGACCTCGAAGAAACGCAGACCTTCGGGGACTCGTGGAAGGAGCGCACGGCGATCAACCGCAGCGCGACGATTTCGTTCCAGCGTTTCTACGAGGACGGCTATTTCCGCACCAACATCGGCAACCGCTACGTTGTGCGGCTGTACATCGACCAGCCGGGCGGAACTTACTACGCCTGCGCGGCTCATGTGACCTCGCAGGGCATCACGGTCGGAGAAAACGAAACGGTCAAGGAAAACGTGCAGTTTGCCGCCGACGGCCCTGTCGATTTCGTGACCTAGGAGAGATATGAGTCTACGTGAAAAAGTCCTCGCGCAGAAGCTGCGGACGGACATCATCGACGTTCCTGAATGGGACGAGAAAATCGGCATCCGCGAACTGACGGTCGAGCAGCGGCTCAACTTCTCGATTGCTTTCCAGAAGTCCGGTATCAAGGCGCTGATCGAACTGATGATCGACAGCACCTTCGACCCTGAGACGGGCAAACCTGCTTTCGAGAAGGCCGACCGTGACACGCTAGCCAAGCTTCCCGGCAAAGGCGTCCAGTTTGTCACCGACGCCATTTTCGACCTGTCGGCCATGACCGCTAACGCGCAGGCGGACATCGAAAAAAACTCCGAGGCGAGCGGCGATTAGTCTTCGCCCTCGCCGAAAAACTGCACTGCCAGGTGTGCGAAATCGAGGCCATGCCATCGCGTGAATTCGCGGAATGGTGGTCCTACCTGGAACTGACAGCGAAAGAGCGCCAGCAAGCCGAAGCAGCCGCGTCCGCGCGGCGTAGATGATCCATGCCTATCCTCTCCAACCTCATCGTCCGCATCGGCGCCTCGACTGACGACTACGATAAAAAAGTCAACGCGGCGCTCGGCAAGGCGCAGCGGTTCGCGCAGTCCGTAACCGCTGCGGGCGAGGCGATGGCTATTGGATTCTCCGCGCCAATTCTCGCCGCTGGCGGGGCCGCGATCAAGGCCGCGAGCGATATGCAGTCGCTCGAAATGGGCCTGAAAGCGGTCATGAAGACGACCGACGCGACTACCGCCGAGATGGCGAAGTTGCGCGAGGTGGCGAAGCTGCCGGGGCTGGGGCTGGAAGAAGCCGTGCGGGGCTCCGTGCGCCTGCAAATCCTCGGCAATTCGGCCAGCGAATCGCGCCGCATCATGGCCGAACTCGGGAACGCTCTCGCGGCTGTCGGCGGCGGGCGCGAGGACTTCAGCGAGGTAATCCGGCAGTTGTCGCAGTTGGGCGCGGTCGGCAAGGTCACCAAGGAAAATCTCGACCCAATCGTTGAGCGCATCCCGCAGATCGCCGCCATCATCAAGGAAAAATTCGGCGCGCAGGCGCTGGGCGACCCCGCGAAGACGTTTGAAAAGATGGGCATCTCGTCGCAGCAGTTCATCCGCATCCTCGTGGACGAATTGGCGAAGGGCGAGCGCGCGGGCAATACCTACAAGAATTCTTGGGAAAACATTCAGATGGCCGCGAAGGATGCGGCTGCGGAGTTCGGTAAGACGTTGTTGCCGATGGCGCAGCGCGTCCTCGATGACTTCCTGACTCCAGGTATTGAAAAAGCCAAGGCATTCGCGCAGGAGTTCCAGAAGCTGCCGACGGCAACGCAGAATTTTGCTGCTGGCTTGTCGGTCGCTGCCGCCGCCGCGCCTATCCTGATAGTTGCCCTTGGCACGCTATTTGAAAAGGGCGCGATTGTCATTGCGACGCTGAATAAGCTGCTGCCGATTCTCAAAGGATTCGCGGGCGGGATCACGCTTGCGGGTACCGCTGCGACCGCTGCCGCCGCCGCTGTTGGCGGGTTCATGCACATCCTGAACACCCACCGGCAGAACACGGTGGACACGTCGGCGGAAGCGATCAAGCGCCTAAATGAACGCGTCGGAACCGGCGCGCCAGTGGCTTTTAGCGCGGCGCGCGACGCCGTCATGGGCTACATGCAGGTATTAAAGCCGTCGAATGAAGAGACGGCCAAGACGGGCGAAGTGGCTGCTGTCGCTGCCGAGAAGATTACCCGCAAAGCCAAGGCGCACATCGAACTGAAGGTCGCCACTCTCGACGGAGCCATCGCGCAGAAGATGGCCAAAGAGTACATGGATGACTACAACAAAGCCATCGACAAGGCGGCTGAGTTGGGCATCAAGTACGGCGGGATCACGCGCGAGCAGATCGCGCTCAATATTCAAGTTGCGGACACGCTGTTCCGCTACTTCCGCATTCTCGAAAACCCGCCTGACGTGAAGATCCCCGGCATCGGCGGCGGGATGAAAGACGTTCCGAAACCGGAAATGCCAGTTTTCCCCGGTAGCTTCGAGGAATTCCGCAAGATGGGCGAAAACATTGGCGATCTCGGGATGCAGACCAAGGAGCAGTACGAGGCGATGAAGCGCGCGGCGCAGTCGTCTGCGAAGGCTCAGTCTGCCGCGTTGCGCCAAGTGTCTACCGTGCTCACTGACCTCTCGCGCGGGATCGCTCGCTCGATTATCGAGTGGAAGGGTTGGGGCTCCATGCTTCAGGGCGTGGTGAAGTCGGCGGGCGAGGCGATCATTCGCGAACTGGTCGAAAAAGCGCTCGCCAAGCTGGCCGGGAAGCTGCTCGATGTTGGCGGCATCATGGGCAAGGTCTTCGGCGGCGGCACGGGTGCCGTTATGTCTGCCGTTGGCGGTGGTGGCGCGTCGGCTGCTGGCGGAATCGCTGGGGCCGTTGGAAGTGCGGGCGGTGGCGCTGGTCAAGCGGCTGGCGCTGCGGCGTCTACCGGTCTATCTGCCGCTGTCGGAATGGTCACAGGCATTGCGTCTGCCGTGTCCGGGATCATCGGCAATTTCCAGATGGCGGGGATGAACAAAACGCTTGATTTGATCGAGAAGGAGACGCGGTACTCGCAAATCCACTTGCTGCACTTGCTCGAAAAGAACAACGAGTTCCTGCCGAACCTCAAAAACATCTGGGAGTCGCTCATCCGCATGGAGACGCGGCAGATGGCCGTAGCCGAGGCTGGCGGCGGCGCAACGGTAACGATCAACATCAACGGCGGCAATCCGCAGCAAACACTGACTGAGATCACCCGCCTACTGAAGCAGTACGGCGTCATCCCTCGCTAATGCCTGACCCTATCGTCAAGATCGGCGGGACCACGGTGGAAGCCGTCCCCGGCACGCTGAACGTATCTGCATCGCTCGGCAACCGGGCGACGTTGGATGTCGTCGTGCAGTCGGCTAACGCCAGCTTCCGCCCGACGTGCGGACAGGACATCGAACTATTCGAGGGCGCGTCGAAACTGTGGGCGGGCTCGGTCGATGAAGTGAATGAAATGTCACTCACCGAGGCCGCGCCGACGTTTCGCCGTTATGCGCTGCGCGGGGTGACGTGGGAGCAGTACTTGGACCGCCGCTATTGCTGGGATGTGGCGAACGGGCGGCCGCTGCGGTACTCGCGGAACTTTCTGTTGACTGCCGATCCGTCGACCGACACCCTAACGACGGTCGGCAGTCACGGGCTGAGCAACGGCGACCGGGTGAAGGTGCGAGCGCACGCGAATGGGGCCCTCTGCGGTGGGCTGGATTCGACCATTGAGTATTACGTTGTCTCTGCTGGCACCTCGACGCTGAAGCTGTCGCTCACGTCGGGCGGCGCTGCGGTCAACATCATCGACGCCGGGACGCTTGAGCAGGTCTTGGTTGCGAACCGCGCGGGCGACGTGGTCAAGGCGCTGCTGGTCGACGCGGCCACGTCCGAGCCGCTGGGAGATACAAACGTCGCCAAAGGGGCCGTGGTCGATACGATCCTTTGGAACGAGGAAACGAGCGTTGCGGAGGCGATCAGCCAACTAGCGGAAGTGTCCGGTTTCCAATGGTGGATCGACGAAGAGCGGGAGCTGTACTTCCAGCCGCGCACTTTCACGACTGCGCCGTTTTCTTTGTCGAGCAGTGGTGGCAATTACCGTAATTTGTCCGTTCGCCGCACTCGGGAGGACAAAGTCAACGCGGCGCTGATGCGCGTTGACTGGGACCAGATCGGCTACGAGGAAGAGACGTTCACCGGCAATGGCAGCGCGACCTCTTGGACCCTGGCCTATCGGGTCGGCCAGATGATTTCCGTGTCGGTCAATGGCGAAAAGAAGGAATTCGCCGTTTGGCTGGCCGAATCAGACCGCGCGTACTACTACGAGGAAGGCACGGCTACAATCCGTCAGGACCCGGATGAAGCCGTGCTGACGACCTCAGACACGCTAGTGGTGACGTACCGGAAGTTCGGCGCGAACGTCATTTACACCGACGATTCGGCTGACATCTCCTCGACAGCTACAGCTGAAGGGAACAGTGGAATCTATCAGGGCGTCTTTGAGCGGCCTGGAATTGGGCAGGCGCAGGCGCTGGCCGATGGCAACGCAATCATCGCCGAACGGAAGCGCATCGTCAACGAGATCAGCTATGAGACGGATCAGCAGGTAGAGGCGACGGCGCACTCATTGCGGCCGGGCCAGCTTCAGACCATCGCGAATAGCTATTTCAACGTGTCGAGCGGCACGTACCTAATCCGCCAAGTCTCGATCACCGACGTGGGCGGGCAGTGGCTGCGGATCGGCGTAAAAGCTATTGATGCGACCCGGTATATCGGCGTAGTCGACTACTGGAAGTCGTTTGCCGGCGGAGGCCGAACCGCATCCACGATTGGCGCGGCTGGCGCTGTCTCTGGCGTCGGAACGGGCGGCGGAAGTACGTCGCTTGAAATCACGCTGTCGGCCAATACGACCATCGCGAGCCCGTACACTCCCAGCGCGGGCGATGTGCTGTACGTCTACATCACGCAGGGCGCTGGGCCGTACACGATCAGCTTTGACGCAGACTTCAATACCGACTTCGACACCAACATCCCAGCAAAAAGCGGCGCGGTGACAGCGTTCCATTTCCGGGGCCGTTCGGACGGGAAATGGTGGGCCGTGTGCGCTCCCTACTCGGTGAACTTCGATTAACCATGACGACACTCAATAAAATCATCGCCGCTGGCGTTCTGGCGGGCGCTGTCGCGTTTTCGCAGGTGTCCACACCTCTCACTGTCGTGCAGAGCGCTGGAAGCCTTACGGGCGAAATCCGGTTACAGGAGCGGCGGACCAATGGGCAGGAGCATGTTGGTTTTCGCGCGCCGCAGTCGGTTGGTACGTCGTTGTTGTGGGATCTGCCGTCGGTGGACGGCACCAACGGCCAAGCGCTGACGACAAACGGCGCGGGTGTATTGTCGTGGTCTACTCCGGCTGGCGGGGGCTGGACTGTTTCTGGCTCCGATGCGTACCGGACCACGGGAAGCGTCGGCATTGGCACCTCGACGCCGGGACAAACGCTCACGGTGACGGGAACGGCGTCGGTCTCTGGCGTGACCGGAATCGGTGAAACGGCGCCGTCCAAAGGACTGCTCTCCGTGTACGGCTCGAACGGATACGCCTATACGCCATACAATCAAGTCGTTGCAGCGCGGTTTAGGACTAGTGCGAACAGCGCGATTCTCTTCGGAACCACCATTCCGAATACCTCTGGGTGGACGAGGGGGATGTACTGGAGCTATCTAACCGAGGACTGGACCCTGAGCCGGTTCAAGGACGACGAATCCGCGGTGCCGATCAACGACCTTTATGTCGCTGCCGATGGGCGTGTCGGCATTGGAACTGCGGCGGTAACAGAGGAACTGACGGTCAACGGTTCGATCGACGTTATCGGATCGGGTGCCATCGAGGTGGCTGGGACCACCGTCATCGACGCCAGCCGCAACGCGACCGTTGCCAACCTCACGATCACCGGGTCCTGTACTGGATGCCCTGGTGGGTTGCCTGCTGTTGACACAACATCCATTGTTACTGGAAGTTCTGACACATCCAAGCAGTTGCGCTTTGAGGTTGACGGCCTCACTACCGCCACCACGCGCGTCCTGACCCCGCAGAACGCCTCGTACACCCTGGCTGGCACCAATATCGGTCAAACATTTACTAGCGCACAGACGTTCAATGACACAGTTACCGTCAATGCCCAGTCCTGGGTTATCAACGGAAACTCTTTTGTTCTCGATAGAGCGACAAGAGGTACAAACCAGAAAGTTTATTGGACAGTCGGGGCCAGCAGTTCAACTGCTGGCGCGTGGTCGGCTGGGACAACTCCATCTGGCGCTGTGTCTCGGTGGGTGCTTGACCATAACGGAACAGAACACTTTGTGATGGAGGAGAATGGGTTCCTGACAACCACCGCTGGCGCCAACTTCGGCGGGATTGTCTCCACAACCACTTTTAACGCCACCGGTAGTCCGGCTTACCGCGTGAGCGGAACCACTGTTATCAATGCCTCCAGGGATGCCACGTTCGTTGGCCTCACCCTCACCGGAAGCGTGTCCAGCGACCTGACCCCATCAGCCAACAATACCTACATTCTCGGCGGCGGCTCCTTCCGCTGGGCGAACGTCTACACCAGCAACTTCAACATTAGCGGTAACGTGACTGGGGATCTCATTCCGGCGACCACGGACACTTACGTACTCGGATCGTCGACGAATTACTGGAACATGGTTCGAACGACATCTATCAGAACGCATGGCGGAAATGTACAGCCGGCCACGTCTCTGAGTGGTTCTCTTGGTGCCGCCACAGGTCGATGGCTTAAAACTTGGACCCAGGATCTCGACGTTACCGGAACGATAATTCCTCCTAGTGGAACGGCGTTCACCGGCACGAAGACGGTGCGGGCCGCCGGCGGCGCATCGGATTGCACCCTCACGTTCTCAGCCGGGATTATGACCGGCGGAACGTGCTAACGACTTATGCGAACCATCATCGCACTCACGCTACTCCTCGCGGCAGTAGCGGCGGCTGAACAGCCGAAACAGCCCGCGAAGCTGACGAACGAGGAGCGCCTGATGCTGGAAAACCTCAGCCTGCGCGCCGCCCTCGCGAAGCAACAGTTCGAGCGCATCCAGGAGGAGCAGCAGACGACCGTAAAGGCGATCTGCTCCCGCGCTGGGATCGACCCTGGCAACTGCCAAATCGACCCGCAGACGTTGACCGTGCAGAAGCGCGAGGAGGCGAAGAAGTGAAACTGGCACTACTCGCCGTTACCGCTTCCATCTTGATCGCAGAACCGACGATTTGCGGCGCCCGCCCAGCCAATCCATACGTCGATCACGCAGAGGTTGCGTGCGTTGACTTTGACGCGCTTGCGAAACTATCGCCATTCTTCGTTGGCAAGGGAAAGCAGACGCAGGTATTGATCCACGCCAAGCGAGGTGATGTTGCCTCTGCGACTGTTGGTGGCGTCACGAAATACACGCAGATCTCGACCGATTCATACGGGCGGAAGGTAGCGATGCTGGTCTTTGACGGCATTGAGCATACGTCGGTCGAGATCAAGGTTCTGACAGAAGAGAAATAGTCGTGACGACCGATCAGCTCACGCGCGACTTCAACGCATCCGAGTTTGTCTGCAAGCACTGTGGCAAGCACGGCATCAAGTTCGCGCTGGTCGAGGCGCTACAGGGCCTTCGGGACGCGCTTGGCGGGCCGGTGCAGATCACGAGCGGGTATCGCTGCGAGAAACACCCTGTCGAGGCGAAGAAGCAGAAGCCGGGGCAGCACACCCTCGGCATCGCGGCCGACATCGCCGGCCACCCACTGAAGAAGATTTGGCACACGCTGGCCGACTTTCCCGAGTTCGTCGGAATCGGTGTTGCGCCGCACCAGGGATTCATCCACGTTGACATGCGCCAATGCGTGAAGCCGGGAGGCCGAGTGATTTGGGCCTACGATCGCGACGGCAATCAGGTCAAGTGGAGCGGGAAATGGGAGGAGTTGCCATGATTGAGTTGCAGGACGGCGCCTACATCGACAACGATGGCGTCTTGGTTCTGGAGATTGCCGGGAAACCGGACCCGTTCGCCCAGCCGGATACTCCGATCCCGCGGGTGAAGTTCTGGACCGGGTTTCGGTTCCTGAACGTGCCGATCTGGAACTGGCCGCTGAACAAGTTCTACGACAACAACCCCCTCCAGTTCGCAGCGCCGGAGACGGCCGCGAAGATCGCCGAAATCATCAAGGAAAAGTTCGGCGACGAGTGGGGCATGAACGGCTGGAAGTACGAACTGGCGATGGAAGAGGTGAAGGTCGGCCCTTTCATGTGGCGCGACAAGTGGATGGTCCACTTCACACAGGGTGGCCGGGATGCGGTGTTGAACGCCGGATTGCTCGCCAGCACCTACTACCGCCACACCGAGAGCTTTCTCGACGGCGTGCGTCGGGAGATCGCCAAGGAGTTCTCGAAGCGTCCACAGGGGGAAGTGTGAAGCACCTCACCCCGAAAATGCGCTGCTACGCGAACATCAGCGCGTGGGCGCGGCATGTTGGAATCGAGTTGAGCAACGCCGTCGAGATGCGGGCCGATAGGTGCTTCTTCGCGCCGTCGTTCAACATGGCCGAGTCGGTGAAGTACGTCGTCAGCCGTGGCGACCTCAAGCCCGCCAACTACCGCAACCACGGCGATACGGCGGTCGCCGGCTGGCGCGAGTCCCGCGGGAGATGCGCGGCGCAGATCGTACTGCATGACGACGGGCGGCACGAGATTGACTTCGACCACTGGAACCCCTGGGATCTGGTTGGTCTGTTCGGTCACGGCTGGGAGGTCTTGTCGAACAAACTTGGCCAGCGGAAAACCGACCCCGTCAAGATCAGCCAGGCGCTGAGGAAAAGAGGCATCAATGCTCCCGTATGAAGGCGTGATTGTCGCCGCGTTGCAGTTTGGGACGGCGCTGATTGAGTTGGCCGCAAAGGATCGCGAAACGATGGACCCGGAAATCCGCAAGCGGTTCGATCTGGTCCGCATCGCGGGGCTGGAGCGTGTTGAGCGGATACTCTCCGCGTTGGAGCCGAAATGAAACACCTACCCGCGCCTATCCAAATGTTCCTGCATTTCGTGTTCCTAGTCGTCTACGGGGCGCAGGCGCAGGGACTTCTGGCCGATGACCCGCTCGGCCATTGGCTGATTCTCGTCGTCGGCAGTTTGCAGACTGTACTTGCCCTGCACGGGCTATACACCCCGCCGCCCTCGCGCGGAACGGGAGCAACCGGGCCTCGCCCCGACCAGCAGTAGGAGTAACCCTCTGTATGGAGTTGACCTTGGACCAATTCGAGCGCCTCTCGGAAAAACTAGACGGAATTCTTGCCGAGCAAGGGGAAAGCCGAACGGAATCGGCTCTTATCAGGCAGGAGATAACACAGATCCGCGAACACCTGGCGCGGCTCAATGGCCGTGTCGGCAAAAGCGAGGAGAGGCTGACATCCATCGAGATGGCTGCTATCGAGGCGCGCGGAGCGTGGAAGGCTGCGGTGGCGGTCGCGTCCATCGTAGGCGGGCTGGCGTCGTGGATTCTTCAGGCGGTGGCCGGTGGCCAATCTAAATAGGCGATGGCGGCGGTGGATGGCGACGGGGTGCCTGCACAGCGTTTATGCCTGTCGCGAGTACCAGCGAAACGTCCGCGCGTTCAAGCGCGACTTCAAGCCCGACCGACACATTGAATTGGGCGACGTTCTCGACACCGCCTGCCTGCGTGGCGGGGCGCGCGGCACGAAAGACGAGGCGGAACCGCTCGAGCCAGACGTGCGCGCCGCGCTGAACTGGATCAAGGAAATGGAGCCGAGTGATTGGATGCTCGGCAACCACGACACGCGCGTGGTCGAACTGATCGACCATCCATCCGCAATCGTGTCCGAACTGTCGCGGCGGCTGTGGGCGGATATGCAGGCGGCGGCGGGGTCGGTCAAGTGTAAGATCCATCACTACGACATCGAGACAGGCTGGCTCACCCTCGGCAACACCGACTTCGGACACGGGTTCATGTACAACGTCAACGCCGTTCGCGACCACGTTGAGATGCGGCGCGGAAACAACGTGGTCATGGCGCACGTCCACAAGCCGGAGTTCGTCCCCGGGCGGGTCATTGGAGCGCCGTGGGGAATCTGCGTTGGCCTCGGCGCGGACCCGAGAAAAATGGGATACGCCCGCCGCCGCCGGCAAACTCTCGCATGGGGACACGGGCTAGCCTACGGCGAGTATTGCGACGACGACAGCACTGGGAATCTGTTGCATTGGCGCTGCGGCCACGGCGAGAAGGAGAGCCCCCGATGGCTGATAACCTCCTAGCCCGCCTCGCCGCCGCGCTCGACGACAAAGCCGCCGAGGCCGTGCCAGATGGCTGGCGCACAATGTCGCAAATTGCCGCCGACTCGGGCAAGTCGGTGCCGAGAGCGTCCGAAGTAATCCGCCGCGCCGTGGCCGCTGGGCTGGTCGAGGTCCGCGCGTTCCGTATTCGCAGCGGCGGCAAAATCTACCCAGTGCCGCATTACCGGGAGGTGCCATGCGAGAAGCCGACCGCGCGCAAGCGCTGATGCTGGCGTGGTGCGGACGCCTCGGCATTGTTCAGCCGCCCGCCCTGTTCATGGAACGTGAACTGCCGGGATGCTTGGGCCTTGCCGAGTACGACGGCTCACAATCGCCCGTCTGGACCGTGCGGCTCCGGCGCGGGCTGCGGGCGGACATGGAGCGAGTGCTGGTGCATGAGCTACTGCACGTCCGAACCGGGCTAACGGACCCGTGCCACGAGGCCTGGATTGACGACATCGCGCGGGCTCTGGTGCGGCGATGAGGAGGCGCGAACTGCTGATGCTCGCCGCAGCCGAGCAGCCGCACGCTCCGGTGGACGAGGCGCGGATGAACGAATTCGCAACGGCCTATAACGGGTACGCCGCCCGGTTGAAGGACGGCGTTCTGGACTTAAAGGCGTGGGCTGATGTGGTCAAGGCTTGGGAGCGTCTGCGGTAGCTGCCCGCTTGGCTTTCTTGGCCTCCGCTTGCCGCTTGCCCCAAGCGGATTTCTCTTCCGGTGTCATACTTTTGGTTGGGCCTTTACTAACCTTCGCCTGCCCGCCCTTGCGGCCGAGGGCGACGGCGGCGGGGTCTTTAGGCATTGGACGCCTCCCGCACGGCGGCGACCTGATCCGGCGAAAGCTGGCGCAGAACAAACGGGCCGTTGTGCAGTTTGAAAATCTGCACGCCGTTGTCGCCAACAAACCAATGGCCTTTGCCGCCGATGGCCTTGAGGGCGCGCTTGGCTTGCGTTTCGGTGATGAATTCGCCAATCTCGGCCCGCAAGCGAGCCTGTTTTCCGTTGTGGGTGATGGTGGTCATGGTTTCCTCTGTGGTTAATTGTTGCGTCCGTAAAACTCATCGGCGGTGCAGCCGCGTTCGATCATTGCCATTGCGACGAGAGACTGGTTGGACGGAACGTACCAGGCTTTTTCGGCGGCGTTCCAGCGAGCGCCAATAGCCTTGAGAGCTTCTTTTACCGGGTAGGTGTTGCCGTACAGTCTGACCATTTTCTCTCTCCTCTCGGGCCGCGTTCGCCGCTGCCCTATGTCTATACATTAACCGCTTATCGTAAGGAGATCAAGCAAAAAATGCGTTTCCTCGCACTTTTTTTTCTGGCCTTGTCAGCCCACGCGACCGACTGCGTCATCAGCGACACGCTGACCAACTTCGACGGCACCGCCTTCACGGGCCGCGTCGAGATCAGCTTGAACAATCCGGCCTCCGCGCAGCCGCTGTACACCGGCAGTACCACGCTCACCGGCTGGCGGCGGACTGTCACGGTGACGGCTGGCGCGTTTGCGGTGACGCTGGTTTGCACGGACTCGATTACGCCTAGCGGGACTTCGTATTCGGCGCGTTTCATACCCTCGCAGGGCGCACCGTGGACCGAGACGTGGACGCCTGCCACCGGAACCACCACCGTGCGGGCGATGCGCTCGACGACCGTGCCGACGCCGACGGCGACCTTCCAGGCGTCGCAATTGGCGCTGGCCGCTGGCTCGATGGTCTACGGCTCGTCCGCGGGCGTGGGAACCGCGCTGGCGGCTGGCAGCAACGGGCAGGTGCTGGCGCTGTCGGGTGGTTATCCGGCATGGACGACCAATATCGCGGGCAACGCCGGGACCGCCACCGCCCTCGCGGCCAACGGCACCAACTGCGCGGCTGGTACGTTTCCGCTGGGCGTCGATGCTTCGGGCAACAGCGAGTCCTGCACGGCTCTGCCGACGACGATCAGCGGCACGGCCAACCAGATCACGGCTTCGGCGGCGACGGGAGCGATTACGCTGTCCCTGCCCGCTACGATCACCGGGCTTACGTCGGTGACCTCGACGGGATTCACCGGTGCCCTCACCGGCAACGCCAGCACCGCAACCGCGCTGTCGTCCACCGTGGCATCCGGGCGGCTGTGGATTGGCCAGGGAACGGGGGTACCGACGAGTGATAGCGTGATCTGCGCGGATACGACGAATCATCGGTTGGGGGTGGGGACGTGTAGTCCAGCATACACCCTCGATGTTGCTGGCGGGGCAAGGATGCAGGGTATTGATGGAGTCGCTGGAATTGACATGTCCATTAACACTGCGAGCACGAACGCGCTGAAGTTTTCGGTGAACAACTCTGAAAAAATGAGACTTGCCAGCACCACAGGCAACCTCCTCATCGGCGGCACCACGGACGGAAACTACAAGCTCGAAGTCGCCAACTCCGGCTCCTCCGGCACGCTACGCGTCTACGACCAGACCGCCACCACCGGCGTCACCAAAGCCGTTATCCGCGCCGGAGCAGGGCAGAGTACGACGAACCTGACGGAGTGGCAGAATTATGCGGGTACGGTGCTTCTTGCTACCGGATCAACCGGGCGCATGTTTGGCCCTCGGTTCACGTCTTTAATTGATAACGGCTGGGCGCTGCAGGATGATTTCGACGCCACCGATAACCTGCTGTTTGCTTCAAGCCGTGGCCTTGCATGGTCGAGTACAGTGAGCTTTGCAGGGTCTAAGGATATCGGACTTCGACGCGCCGCAGCCGGTTACCTCAAAGTCACCGACGGCTCCACCGGCCTCGGCAAAATCGTCGTATCCCAGTCCACCCCCTCTGCCTCCACTGACGCCTGCACCGCTGGTGCTCTCTGGGCGGACGCATCGTATGTCTACGCTTGCACGGCTTCCGGCGTCATCAAACGCGCCACACTGGCAGCATTCTAACCAATAAAGGAAAAACCATGACCACCATCCTCATCCGGGCTGCGGCCCTCCTCATCTTCGCGCTGGGCCTCCAGGCGCAAACCCCCAAAGCATCGATTATCATTCGCGTGACGGATGACGCGGGCGTTGTCACAACCGCCAAAATCACCGGCACCGCCGCCAGTGCTGGGCTCGACTCGCTGATGCAATGGATGGCGACGCAGACCACCTGCGACACCGCTACGCCGCCCGTATGCACGCCGAAGTACGCCAACGCCGCCGAATTGACCAAGGCGCATCTCATCTCGCTGCTGGAGTCTATTGTAAGCCAATACCCGAGCGCGGCGACCCAGGCCGATGTGGCCGAATTATCGGCGAAGAAAGCAGCGCTGGAGGCCAAGCGGAAAGCGCTGTTCGACGCGGCGAGGACCGAAAAGTGAAAACGGCTATTGCAATCCTCGCTATATCCGCCGCTCTCTGGGCGCAGAGCCGCATCACTGGAGGCCAGCTCCGGCGCGGCTCGCAGACGCCCGCCGAGATCGTGGCCGTTGACGGCGCGGGGCAGTTCTACAGCCTTCGCCTCGGATCTGGCGTCGAGATCGTTGGCGGTGAGCTTCGCGCGGCTCGGCCGGCGCCCGTGCGGCTGACGCGCAACACGGACGGCTCATACGACGCGCAGGGCCGACTGGCCGTGGCGCGAAACGGCCTCGTCCAGCTTCCCGGCCTCGACTACCGCGTAGAAGCTGGCCGCGTGGTGCCGCTGGTGCCGTGGGACGCCGAGGATGTCGTCGCTGCCTTTTAGCCCGCTGGCGCTCGCCCGCGTCGGCTGCGCCAAGTGCCACGGATGCGGCTGGCGCTGGTACCGTCGCGCTCCGGTCGTCTGCGACTGCGCGCGCAAACGGGCGGCGGCTGCGGCGCGCGAGCTGGTGCCTCGCGGCGTTCCGAAATGCTCCCACCCAGGCGGGTGGGGGTTTCCATCCGTCGAGCGGCGGATAGATTTGTGGTGGTTTTCTAAGCCCTCCGGTTAACGCCGGGGGGCTTTTTCATTTTCGAGGCGGGCGAGAATCTCCTTTTCAAGCGCCTCGAGTCGCCTTATTGCGTCTCGTACTTCGCGCAGGCGCACCCACAATTCGCTGCGCTTTTCCAAGCTCTGTCTCGATTCGTTCATCGAGTGTAGAGTGCCCATGAGCCGTGTATTCCTCCGCACACTTAGCGATTAGATCTCTAATAGACTCCGCGATTTTCGGGCTGTTTAGCGTGATGTCGCCTAGAAATGCTAACACATCTTCATCTTTTTTGCTCAACGGCATGGACTGCGGGCGCAGTAGAGACATTACGGCGTCGCGCATCATTTCCTGAAGGCTCACGCCGAGTTTCGCGGCGAGCACTTGGAGTTGGTTTTCAGCCTCGGGAGGCAGGAGAAGAGTCGGACGCCATTTGGAAGTTTTCATAAAGCACTTTGTTTTGAAAAGTCTGTTTTTCTGCTTGCAATGTCTGACTGTCTGACTGTAGTATCAGGTTGTGAGCAGCGACACCGAAGCGACACCTAATCATATCGAAATCGAGGAACGGAGAACGTACCACTGGAAACTTCGCCCGTCGAAGGCAAAGCGACTAGCGATTTACGCTCGTACTCGCGGACTGATGATCGGTGGCGCTATCGAGCAGGCTATCGACCTGCTGGTAGGCACTCACGATGATAGACCCAAGGGAGAAAAGCCATGACCGCACAGCTGCAAGTGGTACATTCGCGGGCGCTTGTTCCCGTGAAGTTGAATCAGCACGAAAAAGCCAGCATCGCAAGGCGAGCTTTAGTGTTCGGCACTAGCCGATTCACCATCGCCCGCGAGTACGGAATCCAGCGGTGGCAGGTGGACGACATCTGTGACGCCGCGATGTTTGAACGCGGGCGGCGCGTTGGACACAACGAGGCGCGGTTCAACCCGCCGATGGGCCGCACGGCGTAACGAAATCAACACAGACCCGGCCCGCAAGCCGACGCGGGCCGGGGAGGAGCCAAAGAGATGGAACCACTTGGATTGCCAGGTAAGAGAGTCGTCGACAGCGAACTGATCCAACTGGCGCAGAACGCGCTGGCGATGGCGAAGGCGGGGCGACTGGACTATGCGCTGCACTACCTCGGAGAGGCGCGGATGAGGGCGATTGGCCTACTGCCCGTGACGATGGCGACGGCTGAGGCGGTGACGCAATGACCCCCGCCGTGATCCTCTGGCTTTGCGCCGCTGCCGACCTTATGATCCTCGCGTGGCTGTGCTTCCGCCGCGCCTTCGGGCCAAAGGGTAAGCACAACTGGCGCTACCACAACGCGCAGTTCAACCGCTCGGCGTGGTATGCGCTCGCGTCTGTGGTCGCGGTTGCTGTGGGGTTGGCATGACCTTCACCCACCGCTTCCACCAACTCGAAGCCCACAACCCCGCACCGATCCCCAAGGACGCCAGCAATCGGCGCGGATACGTCGGCGGGTCCGAGATCGCCGCCGTCCTGAACCTGGAGCCTTACGGCTGCGCCCGCCGGCTGTGGTATCGCAAGACCCACCAACCCGAGGATCGCCCGTTTCGCGAAACCGGCCCGATGCGCGTCGGCACCGTCATGGAAGACTGGATTGCCGATGAGGTCGAGCGGCAGTTCGGCTTAAAGCTGCGCCGGAAAGCCCCCGTGCAGGGAATGGAGCACGAAGGGGCGCATATCGACCGGCACATCGTTGCCATGGACGAGCGCGGGCCGGGAGTGCTGGAGATCAAGTGCATTGGCCGTCAGGCGTACTGGAAATGGCTATTTGACGGCGTGCCGCAGCAGTATGTCCTGCAACTCCAGTGGTACATGCGGCTCACGGGCTGGAAGTGGGGCGCGATAGCCGCGTGGAACCGTGAACACGACGGCGACGGCGAGGTTAAGCTCTATCAATTTGAGTACGACGACGAGTTGATGGCGCTGGTATCGGAGCGAGTGGACGAGTTCTGGCAGCGCGTCACCGACCGCAACCCGCCGCCGCCGCTGAATCCGCGGGACACCCGCTGCGACGGCTGCGAATTCGGCGCGAGCTGTCGGGATGAGGAATGGGCCAACGTCGGCGGCGACGAGCGGCGGGATGACTTGATTCAGATCGTCCAGCAGTTCGACGATGCGCGGGCGATTGTGAAGTCTGCCGAGGAGCACAAAGAGCAGTGCCAGTCGCGGCTGGTCGAAGCGCTGGGCGACACGGCGACGGCTTACGCGGGGCCGTACAAAGTCAGCTACGCGCCGCAGGAGTCCATGCGGATCGACGCGGCGGGGCTGAAGTTGAAGTACCCGGAGATTTACAAGGAAGTGGCGGTTCGGTCTTTGTCCAGGCCGCTGCGGGTGACAACGAAGAAGGAGAAAGCATGAGCACGACTCAGACGACGCCGGAAGCGGCGCAAGTGCAACAGGCGGCGCAGCCGTCGATTCTTGACACGATTGTGGAGAACACGTCGGCGCGGCAGCAGGCCGAAGCGGCGCGGGCCGACGCCCTGACGGCGAAGGTCTACGCGACGGACGCGAACGCCTACGCCATCGCGATGGGGCGCGACCTTGGCCTCAACCCGGCTCTGTCGTTGCAGATGATCCACATCATCAGCGGCAAACCGGCGCTGTCGGCCAATGCCCGCGCGATGTTTCTGAAGCAGGCCGGTTACGACTGGCGTCCGGTGGTTCACACGGAAAAGCAGGTAACGCTGCGGTTCTGGTACAAGGGCCAGCCGATGCAGGACGTGAACGGTGCGCCGCTGGACCTGACGGTGACGATGGAGGACGCGGAGAAGGCCGGATGGGTGAACAACTCGCGCGGCGGTGGTAAGGTCGGCAACTACGACAAGATCCCGCGCAACATGCTGCACGCGCGGTGCATCTCGAATTTCCACCGCTGGTACGCCGCCGAAGTCGTCGGCGCGGTCATGTACGACGCGCAGGAACTGACCATCGAGCAGGTTATCGACGCGACGGAAGCGAAGACGGCGACCGCAACGGAAGCCATCAAAGAACGCCTCGCCGCCGCGCGTGAGGGGGTGCAGTAATGCAACTCGAAGCGGGCAAATACTACACGGGCGAGTGGGTCGGATTCGAGGTTGTCGAGGTCGGCCAAAACAACAAACCGGCGTTTCAAATCCAGATGTTCGTCGACGGCGAAACCGTCAATTCGATGTGCTGGCTGGGCTCCAACAAGGGCAAGGACGGCAAATCGAACAACGACCGCATCTTCGAGAAGCTGATAGAGTTCGGCTGTGATGCACAGGCGCTCGTATCGGCGGGCTGGCGCGTCCATATCGCGACCGTGATGACTGGCAAGCAAGTCCAGGCGAAGGCCGAGGAGTACAACGGGCGGACGAATTTGAAGGGGCTGTACGTCCCAGGCAGTGGATCAAAACCGATGGAGTTGAGCGGTTCGCCGTTCGCTGCCACCGCTGGCGATTCGCTAGCCGACTCTGACGACCTGCCCTTCTGATCGGGTGCCGCAGGTGGCGCAGCCTGCGGCGGGTGGACGACCGGGGAGAGACACCGACGTTTCAGGATTGGCGCGGTCCCTGGAATCCACTCGCCGGAGGCTGTGGCCTCTAATACGGTTCATAGGAGGTATGCCTAGCCGCAGCAATAAACGCTTCAGATGAATGTGTTGATTCTAACGCCGCCCTGACCTCTCAGGGGAGGATTGGGGCGGCGGAAAACGAGAGAGGAGAGAGAGATGGAAAGCAACGAAATGATGTTTGCAATTGTGTGTGGCGCTGGGTTGATGGCCCTTTCGGTGTATCTGGTTGTGCTGCCCAAGCGCGTGGCGATGTGGCACCGAGTTGGCGCGTGGGCGTTTTCGAACCGAGACGCGGCGATCACGCGCGAGGAGCGGCGCAAGGAGTACCTGAGCGCGGAGGTGGCGCGATGAAGCAAAAGGGTATCCGCACCACCGCAGAAGCGATGGGCCGTCCGATCCTCGTCGAAGTCGTCGGCGACCGGCTGGAGATGTGGCGCATGGGCGACCGTGACCGCCGCAGCGTGTCCATCTGGGCGCTTTACCGTGAGGCTGCGGAAACCGGAGCGCCGCGAGCGATCATCACGCCGAAGACCTCCAACAGCATCGTCGCCTTCTACGTCGGGTGGAAGCGTGGCCGGAGCTACTGGAAGCGCACGGACACGGGCGAAGAGCTGACCGAAGGCCAGTTGCGCCGCGCGTCTCGGCTGGAGGGCCGGCCGTTTTTGCCGCTGTACGGGATGCCACCGGAGACGCTGTACAAGACCAACGGCGGTGCCGCATGACGCCCGCCGAGTTGATCGCGTGGGCGGCGCGGATTGATGAGCAGGCGACTGGACAAGAGAATGATTTGCTTTCGGAGCCAGGCTGGCCTTCTTCATTGGTCGAATATTGGCAGCAGGATATTTCTGATATGCGCCTCGCCGCGCGGCTGGCGAGGTTCGCGGCTGAGCGGGGTGGGTTGGAGGAGGAAAAATGATAACTCGAAGCATCACTTGCCTTATGTGCCACAAGCGGTATCCGGTGTCCGCTCCAGCGGAACAGTTTGCGGCATGGGAGGCCGGGGTGTTGGCCCAACGAGCCTTTCCCGGAATGAGCGAAGACGACCGTGAACTGCTGATCTCGCAAACCTGCGGGCCGTGTTTCGACGAGATGTTTTAAGGATTGGAGGAGGAGGAAGCCGATGAAACCGTTTAAGGCGTGGGTGCTGGTCCACAAGCAGACCGGCGAGGTGCGGAGATACGCGCATTCATACTGCATGTACACAACGAGAGCGGAAGCGCGTGGCGTATCCTTTGCGCCATTCGGTGATGCAAGCGATTGGAAGCCCGTCCGCGTGGAGGTGACGCCGTGCAAGTAGACCTCGAGGCGCTCGACCGAATGGTAGCGGAAGCCGAAGCCGCGCCGATTCTGTGGACGTCTCGGGCCGCGTTTCTGTGGAACGCCTACCCCGCCATCGCCGCCGAACTGCGCGAGGCGCGGAAGCGGGTGCGCGAACTGGAGGCCGAGGTTCAAGTCCGCGACGACTCGGCCAACGAGACGCTGCGGATTCTGCGCGAGGCCCTGCCGAATCGCGGATTCCACTCCGAGATGGAGGCGGCTGAGGCGGCGGCGAAGGAGATCGCGGAACTACGGCAGGGTATCGAATCTGCCAATGGCGCGGCGGCTCACTACCTGTCGAAGATCACCGAGGCGCAGAAAGGCCTCGACGCCCGCGACCGGCGAATGAAGGCGCTGGGGGCGGCGGAAGAGTTGCGGCGGCTGGCGGCAAATACGCCTGTCATGAACGCTGAACGGCTGTGGACCAGCGATCAACTGCTCGACCGTGCCGACGCCATCGCCGCCGAGCGGGACCATTTTGCCGACGTTGGGAAAATGGTCAACCATCCGGGAATTCCGGAGAGTTCGGGAGGAGAGAGATGAGCAACGAACCAATTTACCGCCAAGTCATCCGCGACGTGGAAGCCCGCGCCGAGGTCGGCAAGAAGACCTATGGCCGCTACCTGATGAACGACGTGAACGGGCGCGATCCGCTACAGGACGCATACGAGGAGGCGCTGGACATGGCGCACTATTTGAAGCAGGTGAGCCACGAGCGCCGCGCCCTGATCGAGTACGTCGCGCGGCTGGAGGGGGCGGTCAGGTATGCCAAGCGCCAGTTTGATTCGCACGCTGGAGAGGATATCCCGTCCGAAATCATGTCCGAAGTCCTCGCCACCTCGCCCATCTCCGGCCAGCCGCAGCCCGCGCCCGCGACCATCCAGCCCGATCCGGAGGTGGGGCCGTGACGCTGCTGAACATCGACGACCTAGCCGCAGCCATAGCCGACCGCATCAACGTCCAGCCGCGCGGCCTGCTGACCATCGATAAGGCGGCGGAATACCTCGCGTGCAGCAAACAACAGGTGCGGAATCTCATCGCGGCTGGCAGGCTGCGGCCTGTGCTCTACGACAGCCATCCGCGTCTTAAGGTTGCCGACCTGGAGAAGTTCATCGACGCAGCCAAGCGCTAGACTTGGGGCATGAAGCGCAAGTACAAATCAGGCTCAGTGAGAGAGAGAAACGGAAAGTTCTACGTCAGGTACTACGGCATGGACGGCAGACAACACGAAGAATTCGGAGGCGAGACGCGGGCGAAAGCCGAGAAGCTTTTGCGCCAGCGCGTCGGCGAAGTCGCGGCGGGAACTCCAGTTCGCAAGGCCGGCGGGGACGTGACCGTGGCCGACTGCCTGAAGCTCGTGATTGCCGACTACCGCCGCAACGGAAAGGACGCCGACATTCCACAGTTGAGGGCCGAGTCGGTCATCGGGCCGGTCATAGGACACGAGCGGGCGGCATCGCTGACGCCTCGGGCGATCTGGGCGTATGTGGCAAAGCGGCGGAAGGATCACGTCAAGGACTCGACGATCAACCGGGAACTGTCCCTGCTGCGGCGGGCGCTTCGGCTGGCCGCGTCGGACGAGTACGGGATGATTCCGAGGGCGGTACAAGTGCCGCACCTGGACGAAGGGGACAACGTGCGGACTGGTTTCCTGACGCCGGAGGAGTACGAGCGAATGAAGCGCGCGTTGCCGGAATATTTACGGCCATTGCTGTGCTTCGCCTACTACACCGGCTTGCGGCGCTCAACGCTGCTGGCGCTACGACTGGATCAGATCGACATGGAAGAGGGT